AGACACGGGGATACATCTACCAGGTCAAGAATAATACCAACTTCAAGTGCCATAACTGTGGTGCTAGCATGTCTTTCAATAACTTTGTGAAGCATGTAGATCCTACACTTCACAAGCAATATACACTTGAGAAGTTTAAGGAGGGACACACTGGTAGAAACTTTGTGATCGAAGCACCGAAACTAGAATTTGCCAAACCAGTATTCAAAAAATCCATCAATCTTCCAAAGGCATCAAGTGATCCTGTGGCAAAAGAATATCTGGTAAATCGAAAGATTGATCCTGATAAGTTTTATTTTGCTGACAAGTTCATGGAGTGGACGAATACGCAAAAAAGAACATTCGACACCATCACTAGGGACGAGAGTCGCATCGTGATACCAATGTATGATAGTGACAAAAATTTGATTGGTTTTCAGGGTAGGGCACTGGGAAAATCATTCACTAAATATATCACCGTGATGTTAGACGAGGAGGCACCAAAAGTTTATGGACTCGACACAATTGACAAAACCTCTCCCGTCTACATTACAGAAGGTCCTTTTGACTCAACGTTCATTCGCAACTCGATTGCTATGTGCGGAGCTGATGCTGATATCAGTAGTTGGGGGATTAGCAATCCTGTGTGGGTCTATGATAACGAACCACGAAATAGAGAGATTGTCGAACGAATCCGAAAGACAATTGATGGTGGTGATTCCATAGTTATTTGGCCAAATAACATAGAACAAAAGGACATTAACGATATGGTCCTTGCTGGACATAAAGTTATGGACGTGTTAAAATTAAATACCTATTCTGGATTACAAGCAAAAATCAAATTTAACAATTGGAAAAAGATATGAGCAACGGTACAAAGGTCGTAAAGAGAAACGGAAAGACGGAACCTCTTGATTTGAATAAACTCCATGTAATGGTGGAAGAAGCATGTAAGGATCTGGCAGGAGTCTCTGCAAGTCAGGTTGAGATGCAATCAGGTATTCAGTTCTATGATGGTATCTCAACAGCAGAAATTCAAGAGATCCTGATTCGTTCTGCAAGTGATTTGATTGATCTTGACCATCCTAATTATCAATTTGTAGCAGCAAGATTGCTTTTGTTTGCTACTCGTAAACAACTGTATGGTCGTATGCACGAAACTCCAACAGTAAGAAAGCATGTTGAGGAATGTGTTGAACGTGGAGTCTATGATGCTGAAATCTTAGATCTGTATACGGAAGAGGAGTTTGAAAAACTCCAAGGAATGATCGATCATCATCGTGACTATTTGTTCACGTATGCCGGATTACGGCAGGTCGTAGATAAATATCTAGTACAGGATAGAAGTAGTGGGACTCTTTACGAAACCCCACAGTTCATGTATCTTTTGATTGCTGCAACTATCTTTTCCAAATACCCTAAAGAGACACGTCTCGATTACGTAAAGAAGTACTATGACGCAATCTCCAGGCACAAAATCAACATTCCCACACCTATCATGGCAGGAGTGCGAACTCCATTGCGACAATATGCTAGCTGTGTTCTTGTTGATGTTGATGACACCCTCGATAGTATCTTTAGCTCTGATATGGCAATTGGCAAATACGTTGCACAAAGGGCGGGAATCGGTATCAACGCAGGTAGAATCCGTGGCATCAACAGTAAGATCAGAGACGGAGAAGTTCAACACACAGGCGTTGTCCCATTTCTCAAAAAGTTTGAGGCAACTGTCCGATGCTGCACTCAAAATGGCATCAGAGGTGGATCAGCAACTGTCCACTTCCCAATCTGGCACCAAGAAATCGAAGACATCCTAGTTCTTAAGAATAACAAAGGAACAGAAGACAATCGCGTAAGAAAACTTGACTACTCTATCCAAATCTCGAAAATCTTTTACGAAAGATTTATCAAAAACGAAGAAATCAGCCTCTTCAGCCCTCACGATGTTCCAGGTCTGTATGATGCTTTTGGCACTGAATCATTTGATGATCTCTATGTGGGTTATGAACAAGATGGATCAATTCCACGCAAGACTATCGGAGGTCAAGAGTTATTTTTCGACCTCTTGAAAGAGAGGGCAGAAACTGGTAGAATCTACATCATGAACATTGACCATTGTAATTCTCACTCGTCCTTTATGGACAAGGTTGAGATGAGCAATCTGTGTCAAGAGATCACTCTACCCACCAAACCTTTACAACACATCGATGATGAAACTGGGGAAATTGCTCTGTGTATCCTTAGTGCTATTAACGTTGGTAAAATTAGGGATCTTGAGGATCTTGATGTTCTTTGTGATCTTGCTGTTAGGAGTCTTGATGAACTCATTGATTTTCAAGGATATCCCGTCAGAGCAGCAGAGATCGCAACCAGAGCACGTCGTTCGTTAGGAATTGGGTTCATTGGTCTAGCACATTACATTGCTAAAAATAGCACTGTTTATGACGATCCAGAGACTTGGAAACTCGTTCATGATCTCACTGAGGCATTCCAGTATTATCTAATTCGTGCTACAGTAGAACTTGCCAAGGAAAAAGGTGCTTGCGAATACAGTAACAGAACTAAGTATGGTAATGGAATTCTTCCCATCGATACATATAAGAAGGAAGTAGATGAGATTGTGCCCAATGAGCTTCACTACGATTGGGAAAACCTTAGATCTGAGGTTCTCAAATTCGGAGTTAGGAACTCAACATTGTCCGCACAAATGCCTTCAGAGAGCAGTTCCGTTGTGTCAAATGCCACTAATGGAATCGAACCACCTAGAGGATACCTGTCCGTTAAAAAGAGTAAAAAGGGACCACTCAAACAAATTGTTCCTCAATATGCAACTCTTAAAAACCATTATGATCTTCTTTGGGAAATGGGGTCCAATCGTGGTTATATTAATGTGGTTGCTGTGATGCAAAAATTCTTTGATCAGGCAATCTCTGGTAACTGGAGTTATAATCCAGAAAACTATCCTAACAATGAAATTCCTGTGTCAGTCATGGCACAAGATCTTTTAACTACATATAAGTACGGTTGGAAGACCAGTTACTATCAGAACACATATGACATCAAGACTGATGAAGTAGAAGAAACTACTGAGTCCCTTGATACTTTAATTTCGCAACTAGAACAAGCCGAGGAGGAAGAGTGTGAGTCTTGTAAAATTTAAGACAAACAAAGAGGAACGTCCAATGGTCGATTCAATGACCGTCTTTAATTCTGAGGAGGTAGATACCAAAAAACAACCAATGTTCTTTGGCAAACCATTGGGCATTCAGAGATATGATTCATATAAGTATCCCATTTTTGATAAACTGACTACGCAACAACTTGGTTATTTTTGGAGACCTGAGGAGGTTTCTCTCCAGAAAGACCGTTCTGATTATCAAACACTTCGTCCTGAACAGAAGCACATTTTTACTTCCAACCTGAAGTATCAAATCATGCTTGACTCTGTTCAGGGTCGTGGTCCCGGAATGGCATTTATTCCTTACTGCTCCTTACCAGAACTGGAAGCATGTATGGAAGTCTGGGGATTTATGGAAATGATCCATAGTCGTTCCTATACTCACATTATCAAAAACGTTTATTCTGATCCATCAGATGTGTTTGATCACATTCTGACTGATGATCGTATTGTTGAACGTGCAATGACCGTTACTCAGGCATATAATGATTTTATTAATGCCGCACATCAGTATGATAATTCACAAGAGTGGGCCCACGCATTAGAAGGAATCTCCTATGCACAAGACGCAAGATATGAACTCAAGCGCAAACTCTTCAGAGCAGTTGCAAACGTTAATATTCTTGAAGGTATTCGCTTTTACGTATCCTTTGCTTGCAGTTTTGCTTTTGGCGAACTCAAACTTATGGAAGGAAGTGCAAAGATCATCGGTCTAATTGCCAGAGATGAGAATCAGCATCTTGCCATCACTCAGAATATTCTGAAGAAGTGGAGAGAGGGTGATGATCCTGAGATGAAGAAAATCTTCCAAGAGGAAGAGCAATGGTTGATCAATACTTTTGAAAATTGTGTCAACCAAGAAAAACTTTGGGCAGAATATCTGTTCAAGGATGGATCTATGATTGGTCTTAATGATAAACTGCTGCAACAGTACGTAGAATGGATTGCCAATCGCAGAATGAAAGCAATCGGACTCAAACCAATCTATGATATACCTGCAAAGAATAATCCACTTCCTTGGACAGAGCATTGGATTTCTTCCAAAGGACTCCAAGTTGCTCCCCAAGAAACCGAAGTTGAATCCTACATCGTCGGAGGAATCAAACAAGACGTTACCGAAGACACCTTTGCAGGATTTAGTCTCTGATTCATACGCAGCATATCGGGAGGCAGCTAAATCAGATGCCTTCCTTTTTGGTGATTATGATGGATATCAAGCATTTGAAGATTTAAGTGATGAGGGTCATTGACCCTCTTTTTTTATAAATATCCTTATAAAGGGTATAAAGAAATTAAGATGAAATCCTTATCACAATCAGAATATGGAGAACTTAGAGATCTCTACAGTAGTGTTTATGCTCCCAAAGCAGACACTATCCTTGAAGGTTTTACAGATGAAGATCTGGATTTAACTGATGAAGAGATCGAAGAGCAAGTAGAAGAAGTCTTCCTTGAGTGTATTGAGGAAGGATACGATATCGATGAGATTGAAAGAGCAATCTATGAAGCAGTAGATGCAGAGTTAGAAGTTCTTAATGAAGTAACCAGTCCTGCTAAGGTTGCTGTTGCAAGAATGAAAAATAAGTCATCTGCTTCTGGAGGAGAAGGCAGTGGTGATGCTGGTGCTAAGGCAAGAGCAAAACTGAATGTCAGTAAGCAGAAAATTGGTGGATCTTCAGAGAAGAAAGCATCCACACTTTCTAAAGTCAAGAGTGCTGCCAGCAAGGTTAAGTCTGGTCTCAAGACAGCAGGTAAAGTAGCACAAGGTGGTGTAGGAGTTGCCGCAAGAGCAGTAGGAACGGCACAGAGAGCAGCCAGTGCTGTTAAGGGTGCTGCCAAGAAAGGATATGAGAGAGGCAGACACGGTGCTGGTGGGAAGTCTTCGTCTTCCTCTTCTTCATCATCTGATGGTGGTTCTTCCTCAGGTGGTGGATCTTCTTCCAGTTCCTCTTCATCTTCAGGTGGTTCTTCATCTGCATCGGGTGAATCTTCTTCCTCAAGTTCTTCTGACGCACCTAAGAAGAGAAAGGACGGTCTCCTGAAGAGAGCAATCAAAAAGGTTGTGAGAGGAGTTTCTAAGGGTGTCTCTGCTGCCGCAGGGGCAGTTAAGGCAGGTGCCGATTCAATTACTGATAGAGCAAGAAAAGAAGAACTGGAAGCAACCGGATTGTTCTCTGAGAAGGAGATTGAATCAATCATGGAAGCAGAAATGAGTGAGGGTTACAAGGAGATTGATGCTAAAAAGCACGGTCGCATGTATGACAGATATAAGAAACTGAGATCTGCTGCTATCAAGGATGCTCAGGATTCTGGTGAAGCATCCGGAACCAACAGAATGAAGATGGGTAAGATGAGTGCTGTTATTGATAAGTCCTCTGAGAATCTGAGAAAGAAGCAAACTAAAGATCAACTCACCGGTAGAGGTTGATACAAAACTTACATAATACTCAGGGGGCTTGACAAGTCCCCTTTTTTTGTCTAGAATACCTTTGTTAGGGTTGAAGGATAAATAATAGCTCATTGAGATCTATAAGATGAGCTATGAGAATCCTTGGATATACCTGGAACAACCTTTTGATAGTGATTCTATTGGGGACAACTTTGGTTTTGTTTATAAAATTACCAATCTCCTCAACGGTCGATCGTACATTGGAAGAAAGTATTTTTGGTCTTTTAGAACGCCACCAGGAAAGAAAAGAAAACAAAAACAAGAAAGTGATTGGAAGCGGTATTACGGATCTTGTCCAGAATTAAAAGAAGATATCAAAAAGATTTCCAATAGAGTTTTCTTTAAGAGAGAGATTCTTTCTTTACATAAAACAAAAGGAACTTGTAACTTCGAAGAAACCAAACAACTATTCTTAAACAATGTCTTATCTGAGGCACTTGACAATGGAGAGCCTGCGTTCTATAATAGCAATATTCTCGGACGCTACATGCGAAAGGACTATGGTAACTTTGGAAGAAACACTGTCGGTGACACATGACTGGGCAGTTGACAGACTGCACACTCTCTGTGATATGAAATCAGATGACGTGTTAGAATCTGTTGAAAATGCTCATGCCCTTCGAATGGAGTTTGCCGAATGGTTGGACCCAGAAGTAGAAGATCATGAAGTTTACTCACTTGAATATCTTGGAGAAGATGATTAAAGCATTTCTTGGACTTGGATTCCTTGCAGCTGCATATGCTATTCCTGCTCCACCACCGGTAGAGGAAGTAAAACAAGTTACAATCAAACCCATCCAAAAAACTTGGAAGTGTTTTGATTGTTCCCTTGAAGAACAGTATGTTTTGGAGCAACTCCAAACACAAACAAAGATTTCTGATAGAAATGCACTGGCAACTATCATGGGAAATATCAAACAAGAATCTATGTTCAAGTCCAACATCTGTGAGGGTGGAGCAAGAGTCTCTTATGAGAACTGTCTCCGTGGTGGATATGGTTTAATTCAGTGGACTACTGAGGCACGGTATCTGGGATTAGGTTCTTTCTGTAAAAAGTATAATTGTGATCCCAGTAGTCTTGAGGGTCAGGTTCGTTATATGATTAACGAAAATCAGTTCCAAAAAGTATTGCCAACATTCGAAGGACGTGGATATAGTATCAGTCAATACATGGTTCCTGCCTATTATTGGTTAGGATGGGGTATCAAGGGTAATAGGGAATATTACTCACATAACTATAGTAATAAACTAACTCTAGCATGATTAAAAAAGCAATCAAGGCAATCAAAAACATTTTTGTTCCTCCTATTGAATATAGGAACTTTGAGGACGATATTGAGTGTGCGATTGATGAGGACATCGTTGATTGCAAAGAGATGGATGAGGAACCACCTTATACCGGAGTTCCTGC